ATTCGATTATAATTACGCTATTGATCATTTGTAGGCTGAGAAGTACAAAGACCCGGATTTTGAAAAGAATCTGGAGGCAAGGCTAACAGAAAAGATACTGGTGGAATTAAAGAAAGAAGGAAAAGATTTAACTGGTCTCAAGGTGACAGATGTGCCTGATCTAACTAAGGCAACGGCCTCCGGTTCTAATACAGATCCGGTAGAGAGAGAAGTCACGGAAGTAAATCAACTATTTCCGGAGTCTGATGATCTCTAGATGACGGAGACACGAAGTGACAGCTTCAACGATTAGTTCGGGAAACTTAACGACCCGATTTCAAACAAAGGTTAAGAGAGAGTATGTACGGGGTGGTCGATTTGGCCCCCACACTGGTAACGATACCAATTCAATTATCCAGGTTAACACCGACTTAAAAAAGGTCAGTATTCCGCTAATAGGGAAACTAAGCGCGGCAGGCGTTGAAGGATCAACAGCTTTGGGTGGTTCAGAAGAAGCACTAGATAACTTCGATTTCACCATGCAACCCACCTATCGAAGAAACGGAGTTTTAATAGATCAGGAAGAAAGGGAGCTTTCGGAATTCGATCTATTCTCTGAAGCACGCCCGGCCCTTATGGGGTGGGTAATGGAGAAGAAAAGAGACGAAATCATCCAGGCTATGGGCGCGGTAATCGCAGGCACGACTTATGCGAACTACGGCGGAACTACTGGATCAACTGGTGCTGGTGCGGCTACGGCAGGGAATATGGACACATGGAACACTAATAACCAGGACAGGATTCTGTACGGTGAACTGGTAGGCAATAACTCATCAGGGGATCATACTGCGTCTTTGGCTACTATCGACACAACAGCGGATAAAATGGATTTCGAATTGGTTAAACTTTTAAAAAGGTTGGCTGAAAACGCTGACCCACTTATTAGGCCTGTGTTGTTAAAGGGCGATGAACCGTGGTATGTTTTTTATCTCGGAACATTTGCATTTCGAGACTTGCAGGAAGACCTTGAAACCCTCCATTCAAATGCACAACCAAGAGCCGACAGCAACCCCCTATGGTCTGGTGGTGATCTTATGTTGGACGGTGTTATAGTGAAGAAAGTGCCTGAAATCGATAGTTTGTTTATCGACGGTTCGACTGGGCCTTTTGGTGGTGTTTGGGGTGCTGGTGCGACTGGTGACGGTCTTGACAATGGTGGCGCTGCTGCTTCACGTGTTTCTGTAGGATTTTTCTGCGGAGCGCAAGCGGTCGGATTTGGTATGGGAAGACTCGCTTCGTTTAAGAGACGAAAAGAAGATGACTATGAGCATCTGAACGGTGTGGCCGTAACGATGAAGCACGATATCAAGAAGACCTTTTACAACTCAGTACAGCATGGGATAGTAACATCTTTCCATTCAAGTGCTGGTGATGCATAAGAAGTTATCGTGGCTACTTTCACAGCACTAAGAGCAGTACCAGGACAGCCTTTATATGGGCATGGTATGGCTGGGAATGTGAAGTTTGATTATGGAGTGATCGAGATAGCCGCCAATCCTACGGCAGCGGATATATACAAGATGTGTATTATCCCTTCGGGCGTAGCGGTGGTCGATGGTTTTGTGAAAGCAGACGATCTTGACACCAACGCAACCGAGACCCTCAATATGGACGTTGGATGGGGGGCTAACGGAGTGGATGCCGCAGACCCTGACGGGTTTGGTAATCTGGGTGTTTGGACTGGCGACTTGACGTTAGACGTTAAACCCGAGACCCAGATATGGTATCCATTTAACGGTGTGCTTAAAGATGGCCCTAAGACATTCGGCGCTGATACTACTATCGAGGTTGTTTGTAATGTAACAGCCGCTACCAGTGGTCTTGGTACTTTGTATGTCGGGGTTTATTACCTAGTGCCATAATGGCAAGTAAGGCTGAAACGCAACAACTGGCCGGGGAGCTATTAAGATTAGTTCCTATCGGCCAGGCTTTACAGTCTCAAGATGATACGAGAATGGGCGAGGCTTACGATGAAGTCTACGCCCGCTTAGAAACTAAAGGTGTTTCTGTGTGGGAGACCACGGAAGAAATGCCCGATGAAATCACACCTTATTTCATTCATTTGATGGCTTTCAATAAGATGAACCTTTACGGTATATCTGACAATTTAGCTGTGAGGATAAAGATAGAAGTCGGAGACGAAGGTAATAAGGCTATAGGCACTATTAAGTCTTTGATGGCCGAACCTTTCTCATCTGCGGAACAACCAACTGATTATTAATGCAGCATGGCATTAGTCCCTTTAAATATTACTGGAGGATCTTACCAATCAAGGTCGAGACCTCTATCAGCACAAAGGACTGTAAACTTTTATCCTGAACTACAAGACGATCCTTTCACACAAGATACTTACGTCCTACAACCTTTCCCCGGTTATAAGTTATTCGGTGCAGGTGCAGATACCGGCCCTGATAGGGGAATGCTAGACCATAAAGGAGTTTTATATAAGGTCTCGGGTACGACTTTATACACAGTCACTAGTGCAGGTGTTCACACCGACCGAGGGGCTATAGCAGGTTCAGGACAGTGTATCCTCACAGGTTTCGGTGATAATGTTCTTATCACTACTTTACAAGGATTGGCTTATCAATATGCCTCACCTACATTAACCCAAATCACTGACGTTGATCTTGAGACCCCGACTACAGTGGCTCATTTGAATAATCAGGCTTTATATGACGGTGACGGCGGAAGATTCGCTTCCAGTGCGGTCGGTGATGCAACTGATATAAACGGACTAGACTACGCCACAGCAGAATCGAATGCTGACGATTTGATAGCTGTTTATACCTTTAAACAAAAGGCTTATATGTTTGGTGAGAAAACCACAGAACCGTGGTACAACTCAGGAGTGGGAAGACCGCCCTTTGATACTTTGGAGGGTGGGATTATTTCTATAGGTTTAGGTGCAAGGGCTTCTATTTCCAACAATGACGATTTTATGTATTTTCTTGCTGATGACCGAACTGTTAGAAGAATTGCTGACATAGGAAGGTCTCAGTCAGTTTCTAATATAGCTTTGGCAGAGGCTTTTAGAAAATACACTATTACAGACGCGGTAGGGTTTTGTTTCACTATGCAAGACCAGAACTTCTATCATATTTCCTTTCCCACTGAGGGAAGGACGTGGGTTTATACTGAAAGGTCAGGACAATGGTTTGAACTTGGATCACAAGGCAGAGGGTTAGCTAATTCGCACGCTTTTGCTTATGGTAAGAACCTTGTAGGTGATTTCCAAAATTCTAATATATATGAATGGGATATCGAGACGTTTGATGAAAACGGCGACCCTATGATTAGGATAAGAGACACAGGCCCATTACATGCCGGTCTTATCGGTGGGCCTGGAAGTGAGGTTGAGTTTAATCGCTTTGAACTGACACTTGAAAGAGGCGTAGGACTTGTCTCTGGGCAAGGTTCAGACCCTATAATTATGCTTCAACTCTCAATAGACGGTGGTAGGACTTTTGGAACTGAGCGATGGGCTAAAATAGGCAAGTCTGGTGAGTTTCTACAAAAGGTAGAATGGCATGGACTTGGGAGAGCAAGTGAGTTCATAATAAGGGTTAAGACTTCCGACCCTGTGCCTTATTGTATACATGGGGCCAATGCAGATATTGAGGTTACAATATAATGGGTTTTTCTTTTGACAGATTTGTAAAGTTTTCAGACCCGGCTGATATCTTCGGTACGAGGGCTAGAGAGGCCGCCGAGGATGCCGCCGCAGGTCAGTTGGACGCTGCCAACAGGGCGGCAGAGTTACAGTTTGAAGCAACCCAATTACAAAGGGAAGACCTCGCACCTTTTAGAGATGCTGGGGTTGGAGCTTTAGGAGACCTACAGACAGACCTACAAGGGATTAGAAATCTAGTCGAAAGCCCAGAAGCTCAAAGGGATTTTGTTACTAATAATCCATTTTTTGATGCTTTGGCAGAAGACGCACAGAGGAGACTTTTCAATAATCAAGCCGCTAGAGGAAAAGTAGGTTCGGGTGGAACTGCGGAAGCCCTTCAAAACAGTATTCTTTTGCTTGGTAACGATCTTGTCAATCAAAATATCAATCAAAGACAGGGTGTTTTTCAGTCAGGGTTTGATATTACACGTTTAGGAGCTAATGCCGCAGCAGGACAAGCTACGGCAGCGGGAACAGGGGCTTTGAATCAGGCTAACTTCCTAACACAAGGCGCTAATGCTCAAGCAGCAGGGATAGTTGGCGCTTCAAATGCCCAGCAAGCGGCGAATCAAAATCTGGTGAATACGGGGTTGGGAATAGCGTCTTTAGTCGGAATATCCGATAGACGGTTTAAGGATAATATTGTCCACGTTAATGATATTTTCTACTTCTTCAAATATAAAGGAGAGTCTAAGCTGAACTTTGGCACGATGGCTGATAAAGTCCCGTGGGCAGTTATAGATATGGGTGGCAAGAAATATGTTGATTATGCGAGAATCTAGGAATTAAAGAATATGGCTATTGACCCATCCATTCCTTTACAAGTCAGAGTCGCTGATTTCTCGCAGGGTATTAATCAACTTATTCGGGGGGAACAAACTCGTTTCGACCGGAAGAGACAAGCACCAATAGACGCCCAGAATGCAGAACTCAAAGGCTTGCAAATTCAAAAAGCCCGGAGCGACATTGAGGCAGCGGGCGAGACTACAAGGGTTGAACGGTACGCAAGAGACCTCGTAGGCTATAGAACTGGTTTGCAAACCGGAGACCTACCTGGAGTTAGAACAGAATTAACTAGTCGTTTAGCTGAAATTGCTGAACAGAAAGGAGGCGATCCTGATGAGACTCTTCGGCTTTTAAAGATGTTAGACGAAGACCCTGCCCAGGCATTGCAGTTTATCGAGGGTGAGATTCAGGGTTTGGCGACTTTGGGATTTATTTCAAAAAGTAAGGTTCAATCCGGGCCTAAAGCCTTTACGCCAATAACTTTAATCAATCCAAAGACTAATGAACAACGGCTAGTTACACCTATTGTTGACCCAAACACTGGCGAGGCTGTTTTACAACCCTTCCAGATTCCTGAAGGCTTTGTACCACTTAAAGAAACCCCACAAGTTAAAAGGGAGGCTGATGTAGCAGCATCGACACAAAAAGCTACTGAAAAGCTAGAGGCTGAATTAGAATTTAAACCAAAGACCGCCAAAGATATTGAGTTAGCAAAAGAATCGGCGAAAACAGCTACAACGGCTTTTGCACAAGTAGACAAGATTCAAACAAATATCTTAAATCTGCAAGATGCTGTAGAAGCCGTGAAGGCAGGTGCAGGGACAGGCCCGATAGAATCATTGTTCCCAAGTATTAGGGCTTCTTCTGTTACTCTTGATAACATACAAGGCAGATTAGGATTAGATATAGTTGGCGCAGTGACTTTTGGTGCCTTGTCGAAGGGTGAATTAGACCTTGCTAAATCAGTTGCCTTGCCTACCGGATTAGACGGCCCTGAATTGATAAAATGGGTAGAGGATAAAATATCAGCACAGGAAAAACTAAGAAGGTATTTTGAAGAACAGGCTATTTTCCTAAGTGGGGGTAATTCACAGGCCGATTGGCTGGAGTTTAAACGCGCTCAACAACAAGACCTAACCCAAGAAGAACAGGC